TTGGAATTGGAAAATATCAGAAGGAGGTGATAACTTATACATTTGTCATAAATGTGGTAATGATAACACTCCTAAGTTAAGTGAAGGTTTACTATTAGAAGGTGGAGCATATGGACATATGAATCACCCATTTGATACAGAAATCAATTTAACTTTTGGACAACTTAAAGATATTGTAAATAAAGCATTAGAAGGAAACTTAGATTTAGCTAGAGAAAAGACAGATGGTCAAGCATTAGCAGTTAGTTGGAGAGATGGAAGATTAGTTGCGGCAAGAAACAAAGGACATTTGAAAAACAAAGGTGAGGGTGCATTAGATATCAATGGTGTAGCGATGAAGTTTGCTGGTAGAGGAGAATTGGAAAAGGCGTATAACTTCGCAATGAAAGATTTAACGAAGGCAATATCTAAGTTGAGTGAGAAACAAAAAGATAAGATTTTCAAAGGAGGAGCTTGTTTTATGAATTTAGAAGTTATCTATCCAACTTCTGTTAATGTAATACCTTATGGCCAAGCACTACTCGTATTTCATGGGACTATGGAATACAACGTTGATGGTATTGCCATTGGAGAAAATCAAGAAGCTGCAAGAACACTTGCGGGAATGATTAAACAAGTAAATGCTGATGTACAATCTGCATATACTATTTCTGGTCCTCCAATTAATCAATTACCTAAATCAAAAGATTTAAGAAAACTAAAAGGTTCTTACAATTCTAAAATATCAAAATTACAATCTAAATTCAAATTAAAAGATAATGATGGAATCGCTGATTATCATCAAGCTTTTTGGATGGATTTTGTAAATAAGAAATCTCCAACTAAGTTAGATAACAAAACTCTAATGGGATTAGTTAAGAGATGGGCATTCTATGATAAATCATTTAGATTAGATAAGAAAAATCTATCTGATGTGAAAACAATGGAATGGGCAAAGGGAATTGATAAGAATGACCACGCTAAGATGGCTAAAGATAATATTAGACCATTCGAAGATATCTTCTTAGGTATCGGAGCAGATATACTTTCATTTATGAGTTCAGTATTGGCAGCTAATCCTGATAAAGCAGTTAGGGATATGAAAAAGAGATTGGATAAAACAATCAAAGATGTTAAGAAATCAGGTGATGTTAAGAAAATTAATAAACTTAAATTGGAACTCCAAAGGTTGAACGCTATTGGTGGTACGGATAAGATAGTTCCTAATGAGGGTATCGTATTTGTATATGGTGGTAAGACTTTTAAATTGACTGGAACATTCGCACCACTCAATCAGATACTCGGTTTATTTTACGAATAGTAAAAAATCCAATACTTATATATATGAATATATAAGTTACAAAATATGGCTGAGAAAAAATTCAATAAAAAATATATGCATCCAACTCGTAGGAAGTTGGTAAATATGATTCAAACTGGAGAATATCAAAAAGATACTCAAGTTTCACTATCTGGTATTAAAGAAACTACCAAAAGAAATATTGGTGATATTTGGGAAGAAGATGGTGTTGTTTACGAACAAAAATCATATGGTAAGGTAAAACAATCTAAATTATCAAACGAACTTTCTAAAGTTAGAAAGTATTTAGAAGAACAATCCAAATGTAAATCAGATGATTGTGAAACCAATAACTATTCAAACGCAGATAAAAAGCTAATAAGTAAAACTACATTTTGTGGAGTTTGTTTAGCTAAAAAAGAACAACAAATTAAATTAGATGGGTTGTGGAAAGAATATGAAGAATATAAGATATATTCTAATATGGCTGCTTATGGTACTGATACAATGGAAAAGTGGAATCAAGCATTACACGAAGTTTCCAATATTCACGAATACATCAACGATGATGGTTCAGTTGAGAAGTGGGCATCTAATGAAGATGTACAAACACTAAGAGCTCAGATTGAAAAAGATATCGAAAATGGTAAAAAAGAACTTACTGAAGTTATAGAAAAAAGAAATACAGCCTACATGAAATTAAAACCTATGAACTATGAATTGGTTAAAGAAATTTGATTTAAAGACTATACTGATAATGGCACTATGTGTAGTGTTATTACTTAGAAGTTGTGGTGGTGATGAAGAAGAAAAAGAAATAATAAGCGTAGATGGTAAAGATTACGAACTGTTAGAACAAAAAACAGATACCATATATGTGGAAAAGGAAGTTAAAGTAACAAAGTATGTACCAAAGTACATTACAAAAGAAGTAATTAAAGAAGTGGAAATACCAGTAGATGTAGATTCACTTGCTATTATTAAAGATTACTTTTCAAAGATAACAGTTAAAGATACATTAAATTTAACATATGATTTTCCAGAGGTAGTTACCGATTCATTGGGTAACAAACCAAGTGGAGATTTGGGATTTGGTATTCTAACTGATGTCATTTCACAAAACTCAATCGAATCCAGAGAAATTGATTGGTTCTTTAAGATTCCAACTGTATATAATACAACGATTGTGAAAGAATTACCAAAGAATGAATTCTATTGGGGATTAAACGGAGGTTTCAATAAAGATGATATTATTAGTAATGTTGGAGCTGGGTTAATCTTAAAAAATAAAAAGAATAATTTATTTCAATTAGGTTTAGGTATTCAGAATAATTCTAATACCTCACAATTAGCACCATTTATTAGTGGTGGTATGTATTGGAAAATAGGAAAAAAATAAATTTAGTTTGGCTAATAAAAAACAATCATTAAAGCAGATAATAGCATCGGAGTACAAACGATGTGCATCTGACCCTATTTACTTCATGCGAAAGTATTGTATGATTCAACACCCTGTTAGGGGTAAGATACCTTTCCAATTATATCCATTTCAAGAAGAAACATTAGTTGATTTTAAAGACCATAGATATAATGTTATTCTTAAATCAAGACAAACTGGTATATCAACTTTAACTGCTGGTTTTTCATTATGGAAGATGTTATTCAATGATGACTTTAATTGTTTAGTAATTGCAACAAAACAAGAAGTAGCAAAAAACTTAGTAACTAAGGTTAGGGTAATGAATCATTATCTTCCTTCTTGGTTAAAACTAACAACAGTTGAAGATAACAAACTATCTTTAAGATATTCAAATGGTTCTCAGATTAAAGCAACTTCAGCTGCTAGTGATGCTGGTCGTTCTGAAGCACTATCTCTTTTGGTATTTGATGAAGCTGCATTTATTGATAAGATTGAAGATATATGGATATCGGCTCAATCTACATTATCAACGGGTGGTAACGCAATTATTTTATCTACTCCAAATGGTGTAGGTAATTTCTTTCATAAAACTTGGGTAGGTTCTGAAGATGGTACAAATGGATTTAACAATATTAGATTACATTGGAGTGTGCATCCAGAAAGAGACCAAAATTGGAGAGATGAGCAAGAAGTTTTATTAGGACCAAAGGGAGCAGCACAAGAGTGTGATTGTGATTTTGTTTCTTCTGGTGATTCGGTTATTGACCCACAAATACTTCAATTTTATAAAGAGACTTATGTACAAGAACCACTTGAAAAAGGTGGTTTTGATGGAAACTTATGGAAATGGCAATTTCCTGATTATACAAAAACTTATATAGTTGTAGCGGATGTTGCCCGAGGAGATTCTTCGGATTATTCTGCTGCTCATGTTATAGATGTTGAGGCATCGGAACAAGTAGCTGAATATAGAGGTAAGTTAGATACCAAAGATTTTGGTAATTTCTTAGTATCTCTATCAACTGAATATAACAATGCATTGTTGGTTATTGAAAACGCAAATATTGGTTGGGCAACTATTCAACAAGTGATTGATAGAAACTATGGAAACCTTTATTATATGAATAAGGATTTAAAGTATGTAGATATAGAACATCAACACTCAAATAGATACAGGTCACAAGATAAAAGTATGGTTGCTGGATTCTCAACTACTTCAAGAACAAGACCTTTAATTATTTCTAAGTTAGAAGAGTATGTTAGAGAGAAATCAATCATAATACGTTCAGTTAGAACTATTGATGAATTATTTACATTTATATGGATGAATGGTAGAGCTGAAGCTATGAGGGGTTACAATGATGATTTAACAATGTCATTAGCTATTTCACTTTGGGTAAGAGATACTGCTTTGAGATTAAGACAAGAAGGTATTGATTTAACCAAAAAAGCAATAGATGGCATATCCTCATATACTTATAGTGGGATATATGGTGGTAATGATAATGATGAAAATCCTTGGGAGATGAAAATTGGTGATGATGTGGAAGATTTAACTAAATGGTTATAAATTAAAAGTTTTATATTTATATAGTATAGGTTAATTATAGGATTAATAAATGGAAAATTACTCAGAAGAACTTTACAATGAATTTAAGTTATCATTGGATGAAAGCATCGAAGAATATGATGTTGAAAACTATGATGATTTAAAGGAGTTTATTCACTTTCTAAAAAATATGAAAGAGGGTATTAATGAAGCCGAATATCAAGGTAGAAAGGTAAAACTTAATAAACCAACAAGAGGTGATGTTAAGAAGTTTAAAGTGTATGTAAAGAACCCAAAGGGAAATGTTGTAAAGGTAAACTTCGGACATGGTGGGACATCGGCTAAAAAAGCAGGTGAGAAAACAATGCAGATTCAGAAAGATATTCCATCAAGAAAAAAGGCTTTTAGAGCCAGACATAATTGTGATACACCAGGACCAAGACATAAGGCTAGGTATTGGAGTTGTAAAGCATGGTAATAAAATTAGGATATATCAAATATTTTTTGTATCTTAGTTAGATTATAACATAAAGAAAGTATAAATGGCAGAACAACAAAATAGTTCATTTTTCGATAGATTAACGAAACTCTTTTCCACTCAAGCAATCGTAACGGTTGATAAAGAGGGAAAGAGAAAAGTAGTTGATACCGATGATAGACAACAAGGTACTAATCTTATGAATTTAAGAGATAGGTACACAAAACTACAAAGGTCTTTTGCATCAGATAATATGGCAGCTCAATCAATGGCTTACCATCAAGTTCGTAGAGAACTATTCAGAGATTATGATGCAATGGATAATGACCCAATTATCTCATCAGCATTAGATATATATGCAGATGAATCAACATTAAAAAATGAATTTGGAGATGTTGTACAAATCAAATCAAAAAACGAAAAAGTAAAAGATATATTAGAAAATCTTTTCTATGATATTCTTAATATAGAATTTAACCTATGGTCTTGGACAAGAAATATGGTTAAGTACGGAGATTTCTTTTTACTACAAGAAATACAACCGGGTGTTGGTATTATTAACGTAAGACCACTTCCAGTTTACGATACTGAAAGATTAGAGAATACTGATGAACGTAATCCCAACTATGTTAAGTTTAAAGTAAATAATGACCCAAATGGTAAAGGTGATTATGAAAACTATGAAATAGTACATTTCAGATTGTTATCAGATACAAACTTCCTTCCTTATGGAAAAGCAATGATTGAAAATGGTAGAAGAATTTGGAAACAAGTTTCTCTTATGGAAGATGCTATGTTAATTCATAGAATCATGAGAGCACCGGATAAAAGAGTTTTCAAAATTGATATTGGTAATATTCCTCCACAAGAGGTTGATAACTATATGCAAAAGATTATAGGTAGAATGAAGAAAACTCCATTCGTAGATAAAAGAACTGGAGATTACAACTTAAAATATAATATCCAAAACCTAACTGAAGATTTCTTTTTACCTGTTAGGGGTGGTGATAGCGGAACTCAAATAGATTCATTGGGTGGTTTAGAATATACTGCAATTGATGATATTGATTACTTAAAGAATAAAATGTTTGCAGCTCTAAAGATTCCAAAAGCATATTTGGGGTATGATGAGAATGTAAATGGTAAAGCAACTCTTGCTGCAGAAGATGTAAGATTTGCAAGAACAATCGAAAGAATACAAAGAACTTTAATATCTGAATTAACTAAGTTGGCAGTAACACATTTAGCTGCACAAGGTATTGAGGGAAGTGAAATGGTAGATTTTGAATTAGATTTAGTCAATCCATCTACTATTTATGAACAGGAAAAGGTAAACTTATGGAGTGAAAAAGTTAGATTAGTTTCTGATATATCTGCACTAAATATGGTATCTAAAGATTGGGCATATAAAAATATATTTAACTTTAGTGATGATGAGGTTGATTTCCAAAAGGTTCAACTTATTAATGACCTTAAAGATAGGTTCAGATATCGTTCAATTGAGGATGAAGGAAGTGACCCAGCAATGGAGCAAGAACCAACTGATGTAGAGGATGAGTTAGAAGAATTAAAGACTGAGTTAAAAAACAAAGGTGGTAGACCAAGAGAGGGAAACACCTATGGAAAGGATAAACATCCACTTGGGAGAGACCCACTTGGTAAAAAAGAAAATCAAAAGGCATTGAAAAAAACAGAGTCTACAATTAAAAAAGTTGCTAAAGAATATGTTAATGGGGTTTCAGCAAAACGAAAGTTAATGGGTGAAAACGGAGACTTTTTAGATGATGTTAATTTGATTGATGATTAAAAATTAAGGAAATCAAAATAAAGTTATATTTATATACGATGTAACATGTCGTATATTGATATATTATTATAGGATAAAAACATAATGAAGAGGGTAAAACATTCAAAA